CTCTAGCAGAAGTCGCCATAGCCTTTACCTTAGAACCGTTTTCGAACTCTATGCTACCCTTATTCCATTCTTTAACACCTGGCTGCAGCCAGAATGGTAAATTTTCGAATGATAATTGAATTCTTGATAATATTTCTCTAGCCTGATCTCCAGTATGAGCTAAAATAGCTATCTGTTGAGGTTCATCTGGATGAGAAAATATAGCAAGCCATAAAATGTAAGAGCCAACTGTAGTAGTTTTACCAGACTGTCTTGGTAATTTACAAGCAGAGAATCTATTATCGTGAAACATGTTAACCATTTCTTCTTGAAATGACCACATAGCAAAAGGAATAATACCGAAATCAGTATTAAAAACTTTAACATAGTTTTTCATAAAATAGATATGATCTCTAGAACACCTTATATATTCTTTAATGTGTTCATCAGACAAAGGAAGTTTGACTCCGCAAGCTCTAATTTGTGGATTTCCTGTGTATGTTTGATTTGATTTTAAAGTAAAATCTGGTAAATTAGTCATTTTTCTCCTGATCTATAGTAGATCTTTTAATATTTAAAATTCTCTGTAGATCAGAAGTAGTTCCAAGAAACATATTATTATTAACTGTTTTTGGTTTATCGCCGCCATCAGTTGCTTTTTGATCAATTCTTTGTTTTGTTTGAGAAAGATCTAAAAGATCCTTGTTTGTTTCACTTATAGTTTTCATAAGCGTTGCAAACACTTCAAATGCTCTTGGGTGTTGAGATTGACTTGCTAACTCTAGCATCGTCTGCAAAGCATCATTACCAGATTCTAATGTAGATATTAAATTGCCTCTAGCATATTCATAATCATCATCAACATTTTCTAATAATTTATTTACTTCTTTAACTTCGTGTTCAATCACTTCTGTTTTTACGTTTAATGCCTCAGCAATGCTATCAATTTGTAATTGATTTTTATTCGATTTCTCTTCCATTAGGATATACCTCTTCTTCTATAACAAAACCAAAATCATCTTCCCAACTAATTTCAGAATACGGTATTGAGTTATTAGCTATTGATGTTGGTGATCCATTAGCATCCAAGCCAGGTTGAACTGTTACTTGAGCATGAATAGTTCTGTTTGGATATTCTGTGGCTAAGTTTGTTTCAGTATAACTATCAAAAGCAATATTAGTTTTAGCCTGTTTGATAATTTTGTCTGTCTGAACTGGACCCCACAATTCACCTTTCATAGTAAAATTTATAGTCCATACTAAATATCTACGTTCTTCAAAACCGCCATCCCATGTATCTTGCGATGATACGCTATTTAATATAGTAGGAATATCTAGAATTATTTGAGGCTGACTTAACATTTCAACAGAAGCAGTCCATTCTGGTGTAAAAAATGGAAGAATCTGTTCTAAAATTTTAGTTCCATCTTCAGCATTTTTTACCATAATATATAAATTAAAATTTAAGTTATATGGAACTGGATTATAGACAAAATCTGCTAGGTTTTTATTTGAATTAGGAGCAGGCATTCTTCCAAGAGTATTCTTTTTTCTTTCAGAATCATATACCAGATCTAGCATTTCAAACGAAAGTCTTGGTAAAAATGCAGCAAAAGGTCTAGTTAGAGTTGGATCTTGATCTACTCTAGCTAATACTTTTTCTTTAGGGCCATATGTTATTGGTACTCTAATCATAGAAGTTACTGCTTCTGTTTCTAAATTAGTTCTTCTAATATAGATTTGATTAAATAATGTTCCAAAAAGAATTATATATTTTCTAATTGAGCCATGATAATAAGTATGATTAAAAATTACCAGTTACTCCCTTCTGAGAACGGATCAAATTCAGTAAAATCAATTATTTCTAATCCTTTTTCTTGATAATAATCATTTTCAGATCCAATAGTTATATCAAATATAGATGTAGAATCTTCAAATCCAAGAGGTATTTCTTGTGTTTCGTCTACAAGTATATCTCCTGATTCTGTAGTCATTCCATCATCTAAAATATTCATATTATAATTTGTAGTTAATCCATCAATATAGTCTATTCCAGTATTAAATACTTCACCAGAATATTCGAACAATTCACACTTAAGTTCATAAACCTGTAAAGATCCCATTTGATAAAATATAGACTCATGCTCTACGAAATTGATTCTAAAAATCTTATTGTTCAATGGAAAGAATATCAGGTCACCTTCATTTGGTCTGATTTGGTCTTGAACATCGCCAACTGCTTCAGAAAATATTCTTCTGGCTACTGTGAATGTAATCTGGTCTCTAATTTCTAGTCCAAATTTAGAAAGTAAATCTCCTTCACCGCCAAAGCCATCTATATTTTTGATATACATTTCAATTGGCCAGGCAGCATCATAACTCGAAGAATCATCAGATCCATATATAGGATCACTATTATTTATAGTGCGCGGAACATAATACATGTCCATGCCATATATCTTGATAGATTCAATAATAAGATTCTCTATCAGGAGTTGTTCCTGAGAGTTTGAGAAGTTGTTAAAATAAAATGAAGTGCCGGGAGGAATTGACATTAGCTGTTATCTGTGTTTTTTGTTAAAATTATTGATTTTCTACCAATTTCCTTTTGAGCAGGATCTTTTGTATTATGCGCAGCATATACATTTTCGTTTTTTCCTACTTCTTTTCCATTTTCATGAGTAACTTTTAAATCTGGATCATTTTTAAATTTGTTCCACATCTTTTTAGCGCCTGGTGAATGACCTGTCGCTACAAATTCAGCATTATGATTTTTAACAAGATGTGAATAAACCTGGCTCATCTTAACTGGAGATCCTTTTCTAGAATGAGCACTTAAGAATTTATATCTATTTTTTCCATTTTCTGTTTTACTTTTTTCGGCAGCATGTACGACGTGATGTATCAATCTGTCTTTTGGATTCCAAGTAAAATGAGAATTTTTAGACGAATAAAGGTGCATATCGCCGACTTCTCCAACTTTTTTAGCATCTTTTTTAAATAAATTAGCTGAGTTATATTTAGTATTGGAAGCAACAGAAGATTCTTTAGAACTCTGTGCTATTCTGTTTTCCCATACTTCGTTTAAAAATGTTTTAAATCTAATCATAAAAGTATATATTTCATCCTATCATATCAGAGACAGGAAGCGAATATGATGTAATCATTTCTGATTCTAACTGAGATATTTGTCCTTGAGCATCGCTTAAAATTCTTTCGCCATTAAAAGAAACTCCTCCAGGTAGTTGCATTCCAGTAAATTTAGTAAGATTCATTCCCCACTGCTGCTTAATAAGAGCTGTAGAATATTCTTGAAGCCATCTATCAGACCAAACGTCTGGATATGTATCTGGATCTAAAGTTCTATATACTTCAAAAAGAAGATATTCTCCTGCTAACATTCTCTGCCAATCCATATCGACATAAATTCTATCTGTGTGCCTGTTATATCTAATTGGCTGTTTTCCGACTAATATTTCTTGAATGAGAGATAAATGAGTTCTGGCGATGAAATATGGAGTCATCGAAACAGAGGTTAGATTATAAAGCTCATTCAAAGCAATCTGATATCTTATGTTAAACAAATCGTTAGATCTAGAAGCTGGATCTCCAATAGGAAATATTCTAATAACTCCCATAATATCATTTGGAACTGTAACGAACTTATTTGTTTTGTCGGTTTCAGTTATTAGATGTTTGTAATACTCAGTTTGAGAACCATCAAAATGATAATCAGCATAATATTTTAATGCTTGATCGATACGATCTTCTAATTGATCATCATCGACATTAATCTCTATTACTGGTTTTCCAAGCTTTCTTAAACAATATTCTTTGAATTCATTTCTTGTTGCAGGAACTGCCATAGTCTATTCCTTTTGTGTTGTTTGTTATATTATTTATAAGAATGCTGTTTAAGACTCTACCTTTGTCAAATATACTTGCCGGGTGGCACTTTTTGGCCTAATGCGATGATTCAAACGATATCATATCATTTACCCATCATGCCACAAAAGATGCGCCGCCGTGATACCGGTGGCGCCCAGGTTGAAAATTTCACCTGACGCAAGCCCGCTGGCACCAATTGCGCCGCCTGAAAGTGTTGCAGCCATTTAAATGATCCCTAAATCAATGTGCTTGCAATTGGGCCAAATGCGGTCATGTTTTTCTGAGTTCACACATTACGGCTGTGCATCCACGTCAATATAGAAGTCCATAAACGAGTCGTTGTTCCCGTCGGGCCCGTCAAGATCGCGCCCTTCATAAAATGTACAATTGCCAGGATTTCCGCTGCAAACAATCTGTGGGCTTCTGACCCACATCACATCTCCATAACGTACAGGGGATGACGTTTCGGCGTAGATGAAATAGCTTCCACTTTGTGCTCCAAGCGCGCCTGTATACAAAGTTGTAGTCTCACCGGAGGTGCGGCACCAGTAATCTCCATTGTCACGCGATTTCACCGCAACCCATGATCTGCTGTCGTAGGCCCTGCCTTTACCCGCGCTCATGGTGGTGAAGCCATCTACGCCACTTTCAAATCCATAGCTGTTGCTATCAAATGCGATGGTATCTAGTTGAACATCGGACCTGTAAACAGATTCCCAGTTTGTATCTATTTCCCAACTCCACACCAACCTAATTGTATGGCCCGCATATATCGACAGGTCAAACGTGCGCTGCACCCATGAGTTGTTAATGCCGGTATGCGTGGCAAGCGAAGCTGATAAGCCAAGTGGTTGGGGAGCTACACTGCCAGCCTTCTTCATAATCAGCTTGTTATGTGGAAATATAAGTCCGGTCATTAGTCTTTGAACTCCCTGCGAGCGATCAACAGGAGCATCACAGCCATGCGTTTGAGCAACAGCTTTGCGCTTGCGAGGTTTGTGACTTCAGCACCAACATACGAAGCGACCTCAGCCGGTGTCATGGCGATGAAGTTTTGGACGAAGGCGTCTACCTTGACTGCGATCCGCGCGTCATCGTCATCTTTTCGAGCCTGCCTCTGTGCAATCTCCTGTGCCGTGAGCGCAACCTCGATCCATGTTTCTGCCCACGCCCCGTTGGTCTTTACCTCTGGACCTTTTTCTACCCTGTATGCCATTGGGTCCGATGGTGCAGGCTGGGGTCCGCGCTCTGATACAGGGACAACTCGATATTCTCCAAGAAGACTCATGTCATCTCTAACACTTATATTTGGATGATCTGCTTTCCACATCTTAAATGTGTAAGGATAAGTTTCTAAGGCATTGCCGGTTATACTTTCAAGTCCATATCTCATATCTTATATCTTATGCTCCATTACTTGCAAACCCAAATAAGGTTGTGTTATTTTTCCATACTGTAATTATCGTATCGCCGGTAGTTTGTAGTGTTGGCGCTGATCC